CGGTAGTCCTACATGAATGACGTAGGCATTCGGGTACCCCCCGGATGTTTTGGTACATCCAAGACCCTGATTGAACGATATTTCGTGTAGCCCAAAACGTTCCTCTCGTCCAACTATGCAAAATGATATTTATCTCCCACCTTCACGTCAGGAGTGGACATCCGTCCAAGGGTATTACCGCAATGGGAGGGTTTCCTTCCAGTCCAATCCTTTAGCTCAAGATCGCACACTGCCAGGGTGTGGTATCCGGCCAAGTCAATAGGGCATCAGGGGGCTAACTCCCACTGGCTTCAACAATTGCTATGGAACCCCGTTGAAGTAGGGTCCACCTCCAAACAAGGAGGCACCGGCGTCTACATTTTCCTTGGGTATTGAGACGCTAAACCCCAGCCGTAGGTGGCCAACCCGTACCTAAACTAACAAGGTAGAAGCATAGTTAATGGCATAACCGATCGTGGGACCATATTTCTCTGCCATACCTAGAAACCAGTTTCCTGTCTTATCCAAAGTGTGCAACACATCGTTGAGGGTGTTCTTAGTAATGACAGCATTCGACACGGTAGAAATTAACCCTGAATTGAACGCCGGCATATACTCATAAATAGCAACAAACCTCACACGTAGCCCCGTGGATGCCGGTAACCCGGAAGCAGTCAGTGTAATGCAGTTACGCCCAACATTTGTCGCATTATTCGTGTTAACTTGCTGGACGGCTGTATTGAACCCTTCCCACTCCTGGTCACCGAATCCAGGCTTCCACTTTATTTCAATCATGGTGTTGGGAACTCTCTCAGTATGGAACTGCGAGGTCCTGACGCCCTGAACAGTGGTCTGTGTGCCAACACCACCATCCGCGGCTAGCTGGAATTGAGTCAACATAGAACCAGGTCCATACCCCATTCCGACGAATCCCTGTCTCGTATTCTCGGCCCCTGGGTAGTATACCTGCATACATGCGCCAACACATCTCCAGCCTGCCTGGTTGATGAGGAAAGCGTTACCGGCAGCAGGCTGCAGAGCGCTGAAGTTGAATGTAGTGGTGTCGTTGAGTAGCACAGCCGGAGACGTCACGAATGACGCAAGCCCGGGAGACCACACCAATGCAGAGGCTCCTGTGGAGGCTCCGTTGAAAAGGACAGTGTCCTGTTCAAACCTTGCCGTGATGGCTCCGTTCGATCCAGGATACACTGAAGGTCC